AGGCTGTTGATTGACTTTACGTCCTGTAAATGTGCTTCTCGTGTCTCCTGATGCCCTTGACGCTCTCTCTCAAGTTCTTCCTTGTGGTTCTTAGTCATCCACCAGATAACGCCACCTAGAGCTACAACGAATGCACCGGGAAGAGCTGAGTTAAGAATTGCCGTTATGGCACTTGTGATAAGTTCCTCCATGGTCAGGCAACCCTCTCAAGCTCATTCAACAGAGACCGAACCTCATTGAGGATATCCGCTGTAGTCCGGCTAGGGTTGGGTGCTACCGGCTCTGGTGCTTGGATGTGAGTGTCAGCGATTGGCATCGCCATAGGGTCTCTGTCGCCTAGGGCTGCCCGTAGAGGGGCTTCTATGTTGGTTTTAACGGCACTGGACCATTGTGGAGTGTAGCTCGCTGTAAGCCTTGTGTACTCATTTACAGTGCCATTGCTGGACCATTTGCCCCGGAACAGTAGGTCGGCCTCTTTCTCTCGCCTACCGATAATTTCCTTCGGCTTGTTCCAACTGAGGAAGGCAGTTTCAGCTTGGCCTAATCGACCGGCCTTGAAGTGAGCTACCCAAGAGGCTGACGTGATAGCGCCTGTGTTCCAGTGGAAGGAAAGGGCTGCTGCAAACTGAGCTTCGGTAAGGACTGTGCCTTTGAAGACCGTACGGACAGCTTCCGCATATCGATCCAGAGCCCAAACGTAGATAGCCAGGCAATGCTCAAGGGATTGGGGTTTGTCCTTATACCTCAGAACGTCATGCCCTGTGGCAGAGGTAAGCCCTACACTCCAAGTCCACACCCCAACACTGTCTTTGTAGGCTTGGCGGATAAGCGCTTCGTGTGAGGCAATCTCAAGGGCTGTTTTGTATGTAATCGGATTAGTCATATAGCCCTCGCTCATTATGTTGAGGGAGCTAAAATCTCCGAAGCTCTTTCTTGACCAAAAAGGGTCTCTGCAATCTCTGTAAGAAGAGGGAAAAGCTCATGGTTTGAATGATATTCGGTTCTAGCTCTGAAAATGTTTTGAATACGAATTGGTTGAGTGGCTATCGCAGCTTCAATCTGTTCGGCTTCCTCATCAGTGACACGATCCCATAAATCGCCAGCGCGGACGAAATAGGTTTCATCGATTTCCGGCGTATAAACTTTGCCAGTTGCAAAATCGTAGTAATCTTCAATCGTGAATGGTTCCTCGCTTGCAATGATCCTATCGCCATTGTTATTGGCGACTGCAGAAGGATCGCGGTAACTCATGCGAATGCGGCCATCGGCCTCTACGACGGCATAATGTGCGTAGTCACTTTCAATGAAAAATGGTCCGTTGAACGTCGAGAAGGTCGAATAGATATCGGTCCAATATTCGCCATCTTCTGATACTGAGCGAGTGACGTAACTGCCAATTAACCAATCAGGATATCCATCACCTTCCTGAATTTGCTTCGTCTCTAAACTAAATTTTCCAAAATCTTTTATCATTTCTATCCCTTATCCTGCGTAAATATTTTGCCAGCCGCCATTGATAAACATCTGCTGTCTTCGCCAGAAAACTCCAACAAAGCCACTCGCACCCATTTGAAAACCAGATGCGTAATCCCCAACACTCTCCCCATAGAAATCGCCAGCGTTTGAAGTCGGCCGTCTCCAACCGATATCAATGCCTCTAACACCTGCTAGTCGTCCAGCAACTAAGCTCTCAGCATATGGACGGCTCGCTACAGGGAAATCAGTCGCATCAACCCGCACAACAGGCCAACCGGCACCGTTGTAATACATAGCCATATAGTTGCTAGAAATATCCGAAACCGTCTTGCGAACGGTGTTATCCGACATTCGGGTAAATATTTGATCCCAACCATAGCCAGTTATAGTCCTGCCAATTCCAGTTACTGCATTCTCTGTATTGGCTTTCGTGTTCAACGCTGTTTGTGTAGCTGTAGAAACCGGCTTGTTGGCATCGCTCGTATTGTCCACGTTTCCTAGCCCTACAGCAGCCTTACTGAGACTGGTTGAAGCGTTTGTTGGGTTAATTGACATCATCTCGGCGTCAGCAGTGCCGGTATAAAGCATTACCTTCCAAGGGTTTGCGGCTGTGTTGAGCCACAGTTGCCCAGGTTGAGCATATGAGGGACGTGTGGCCCCTGAGTGGGTTGTGTGTTCGGCATCACGCCAAGACCTGAGCCTAGCGGCAAGCTCAGTACCGCTAGTTTCAGCAGCGATTAGGGTTCCTAAATCAGCTTGAGACATTAAATTCTAACTCCATAACCTTTTGCCAAATAGTCGAATGTTCGAGCTACAGGCGAATTGCTTGCATTGAAAAATCTGATATTGAAACCAGTATTGTCTTTGTTATTAATTGTGTAATAGTCACCAGTACTCATGTTTTGAGCAGCAATCGCCACTCCCTTTAGGCTTATGAATGCGTCGGAGAAAGTGATACGAGAGCCACCAGTAGGGACTGCAATATCTTCCTCTGAGGCTACCCTGTCCGGCATATCAACGGAGACCTTCACGCCGTGTACGAGAGGGCTTATTGTTGAATAATTGGAGTCGATAGTGGCTAGACCATTGAGCCTGAGCCTAAATTCAAAAGCTCTTGCAGTAACGTCACCAACCACAAGAGGCTGCCAGTCCGACCAATCATCTGATGACGGATCACTGTTCGTGCTGCGATACTGGACTTCAACTCCCCAATCTTCTGGCTGGGAGTTGTCTAGGAGCGCTACTGATGCCAGTGAGGACCAATTTGCAATAACGTTGGTCAGGTCCACACCCTCAGCGTTAAGGGTAGCGGTAAGTCTGGACGTGTACGCCTCGCCTAAATCGACGGACTCAGAGAAGTAATAATATCCCTGAACCTCAACGTTCTTCCCTCCGCCCTCTGTTGTTCCATCGGCTAGAGAAATAACGTCAGCAAGGGTTGACCAGTTTGCGATTACATTCTTTGACAGAAGTTGAAGAGAACCATTCACGATCTCTAATCGGTCAAGAGTGCCATTGAAGCCAGTTTCATTTAGAACCTCTACGACATTCAAACCATTTAGCGCTGCAACATTGGTGGTGATACCGGTAGATTGCCTAGAACGTATGCCGTTGCCTCTAACAGCCTTAATCAAATAAGTTCCAATCATCGTAGGAACCTGAATGCTGGTTGTAGCTGTCTTAGGGATTAGGGGAGTTGCAACATTCCAGATGGGTTCTAGGATATCCGCACTGGCAAACTTGATTTCATAGTAAGCAGCATTCGATACCGCGTTCCAACTAAGGGTAGAGATATCTCCGATGGTAGCGATATTGAAATTCTGGACGTTGGCAGGGGGTTCTAAGAGGCTGGTGGTGCTTATGTCTTCTGACCGGAGCCAACTAGAGAAAGTGCTATCGTTAAAGATAGATCGGACCCTAAACGCGTAAATCCCATCATCTAGGCCGTTCACCGTGTAGTTTGTCTGGGTGGCTGGCGTTCTGCCTAATGTCTTCCACGTGCCAATCTCTTGATCCATATAGCTGACTTCAAATGCTGATACCCTACCGCTACGTGGAATGTTCCAATCGAGATAGATACGAGCAAGCCAGGTGTCTCCCTGCTGGTAGGCTTCCTGATTAAGTTCGAGGTCAGTGGGAGGGAGAAGAAAAGGGTCAGGTGGCTGTGAGATATTGCTTTGAAATGGAGGTATGGTCCCTTGGTCAGCTAGGCTGATTTCCGGTGCATCATCGACCAGTGTTAGGCGGGCAGTGAGGTCAGCGTTAGGTTCCACTGATAGCACACGATAGACAGCCGTTTCCCTGTTAGCCTCACCAAATGAGAACAGGTCTCCCACCGATGGCGTGTTGACGTAGGCCCAAGGAAGCTTTCTGTATTCGCCTGCCGGTAAGCCTTGGACGACCTGAGAGATGAATCCAAACTCAGCAGTGCGCCACCGTAGCATATAGGACTTTCCGTCCTCTACGATTAGCTGTTCGTCTAGGTGAAGCTCACCATTCTCAAACTTGGTGATACGGCCAGAGGTTTGACCTATCAGCATCACGTCATGCTGCACACGTACCCTGTCGCCCCTTGTGCATACTAGGTTTTCCCAATCGGTATTAAGGGTGATTGTCTCCGGCCTGAGCTTAAGCTGAGCCATATGGAAACGGCCATGACGCCAGATACTGTGAGCATCAGTTACGCCCGGAAACTCGATACCCTCGAAAAGAGTGGCATTGGACGCGCTGTAACCGTCATTATAGACAATCCGCTCATCCTCAACGAAACCGCGATCACGATTGATGAAGCGAACTCTAAAGGCATGAGGTAGCTGGACGTACTCCCTGACAGCCTCAAATCCCCAACTGTTACGGGGAGTGAATTGCTGGACAATGGGAATGACGGCTTGATCCCAAATCACTGACCATTTGCCATCTTTGAACACAGGTACGGCTCTACCAGCGGCACAAACATCAGCGAGCATGTCAGGCACAGAGCGCGGGGTACTGACAACTTGGTCAAACCAAAAACCATTCGATGCACAGTAGTTTGCCCATTGCACTAGAGCGGTTAGGTCAATCTGGCTGTCGGGTACAGGTCTAGCGTTTGCTGGTCCCTGTAGAACGTGGCGGAACAGATCGGCTGGGTTTCGTGTCTGACCGTTGGCTATCCACTGATTGCCGCTTACCTGTTGAGCGACGATTGATGTGGCGATGCCGTTAAAGGTGTCTAGTGTTCCATTAAGTTGGTCAGATGCGCGAATGCGAATAGCAGTCATGCAAAGAGGTTTATTGAAATTGACCGGAGTGGAATAGCGCATAGAGCGAACAGCAGTCAGAACTGATTGTGATGTGTACTGCCAGTCTTCGTTTACCTGTTCATCATAGTCAGGCTGTACGCGTCTAATCCGATAATCCCAAGTGCCAGCGGCTAGCGAGCCAATACGGACAGTTCGCCGGATAACATCAATGGTTCTTTCAGATAGCTGTAGGGTAGGAATGCCGATCCAGTGGCTAGAGCTTGAATGCTTATATTGAACCTCAAACTGTAAGGTGAGTGCGAAACGCTTGCCATCTTTCATATTGATGACATTGATACCCTTAGGGAAAGCGACTTCGATTTGAATTTCGTTGGTGTATGGGGCTGAGGTTCTGGTGATCCAGCCAGAGGAATTTTTAATCTCGATGCCGGGTTGGTCTTCAATCACCTGTCCGGGGTAAATGGTGAAGGCAGGTTCACCGCTTGGGTATCCAAACTTGGTCTCAATCGATACGTCTTCAAAGGCGCTAAGGGGCGTCTCACCAATCTTGAAATCACCAACATGCAAAGGGCCGTAGCCCCATACAAATAGCTGCCGGAGCCATTGGTTTTGACCGTCAGTCTCAGTGTAGGGAGGGGCGGCAAATAGCGGTGTTACGCGATGGCTTCCAAGGACTACTGGCACGGCCTCAAATGGAGTTGCCTGGTTGCGACTGCCACTGATTGAGTATGCTTGTTTGGCTACCGGCTGAGCTTCCTGAGATAGCTGAGGCTGCCTTACAGGGAATAGGGCGTTAAGCAGTAGGTTCGCACCAAAGGCCAATCCAGCACCAAGGATTTTACCGAATACGCCAAGACCTCCGATGAAGCTTGAGATACCCGCTGTAGCAGCAGATAGGGCGGAGAAGATAGCTCCAATACCTGCAAAGATTGGTCCCTCAGCGACTGTCCTTAGGACGATTTGAGTGTCTGGCTTTGGTTTTACCCTTGTCCAATTCTCTCTTGGGATGGGATGACCGTCTATGTAGGCGACTACTGCGGTAGATAGGTCACTGATATGAGTTTCAACGGATGATTGGGCTACGATCTCATCGAGTGTTAGACCATAGAATAGCTTTAGCTCAATTCTCTCTTGTCTCAATGGGTGTCCAGCTACATAGACAGTGATGGTGTCAGGACGTTTGTAAACTGTTGTCTCAAGTTCCTTCCGGCGACGTGCTAATTGATTCATCCTTAGAAAATCCTTTTTGAGCTAAACGCTCCTTATGTCTGAAAAATCCTATCACTCGCCGCTTGAGCTTGTGACTATCATAGGGCTCTATAATGGACCCTGCGTTCCGCTCTATATGGAGAACCAATCCAACCCCCACCACGACACCAACATGCCTAGGAAGACCATTAAGTGTCATAAGGACGCCATCCCCATAGTCTTCTGAACCTTTAGGAACCTCAATCCAACTTTCTTCTCTGTTAGCACGAACCAAGCTAGCCAAATGGTGGCCGTCTTCTGTAGTGGAGTATTGTTCAGAAAAAGATGGTAGGTTGATACCAAATTCACTTGAATAGAAGTGGCTTAATAAGCCCCAACAATCATAGCTCTGTGGTCCTCTGCCTCGCTCTGAGAAGCTAAGACCAATATAATCAGATAAGTAATACATTGTCAGAACAAGCTAGGAAATGCTGCTGGACTGAAAGTTCCAGAGGGATATGGTTCACTAGTAAGGCTGTCCATGGACAACTCTAGGGTGATGGTATCTGCGTTGTATGGAGCCCTATTGAGGTCAAAGCGAGGAAAAGATATCTCTATCGCGTTTGGTGACGAAGCTAGAACTAGATCGATATCAACTGTAGCCTTTGACTCAGCGGACCTGATTAAAGAAATCAATTTACGAGAAACGTTCTCAATCTGTATCTGAGAGGTAGGGGCTTTTTCTCCAACGTCATCAGGGAGAGATATTGAAAATGGATGGAACAAGAAAATCTGACCATTACTAATAGTACCGTATTCAAGTGGGCTTTCTGATATCAATTGTGTTGGGTCAGATGATAGGCGTATTGGCGAAGGCAGACTAGGATGATTGATAGTCAATAAGACAACTGCAACTTCCCCACTCTCTTGACCTGCTAACGCCCTTCTCATTGTAAGTGATAGTGTTCTCATTGGGGTAGAACCTCTAGAGAGATATCCACAATCACCTTGTTTCCTAGCGTTCTGTTTACTGAGGCACTAACGAAGCGAACTAAGAGTGCAGAGCCTCCATATTGGCTAGGGAAGCGGAACGGCAATGAGCCTCCTAAGAGCGTGTTGGCAGTGAAAGTTTTTAGGCGGTTCAATTGTGCCAGTGTCATCCGCAGAGAGCCGGACAGAGGGTAGGGCATGGCAGAAGAGCGACGCCTAATTTTTGCTGGTCCTGCATCCATTTCAGATTTCAGGCGTCCATCAGGCAATGTTTCGTTGTGAGAACCTAGGATAAAACAACTAGGTAATTCAGACGGCCAAATATCTACTGCCATTGGTAAAATCCTTAAAAATCATCGTTGTGCTAATCGTTGCCTAGCTCCGAAACCCTGTCTGAGAGCGTTGTTTGAGTCAGTGCCTCTTGTAGCTAAGTTTCTCGCTACGGCCTTATCTAGCATCACGCTTATAGAGCCATCAGGCTGCCGTTGAGTTGTGGCCTCAGCATCAATGCCGGTGTTATTAACTAC